GAATCTCTGCTGTTTTAAGGAAACCAAGAAAAATAGTAAACCTCAAATTAATGTTGAAATAAGTTATAAAGGTTCTGATTGTGATATAACTAATCTTTCAGGTGGAGAAACTTCTAGAGTTATACTGGCTTTTACTTTAGCATTAGCAGAAATATTTAATGTACCTTTACTGATGCTTGATGAATGCACTGCTAGTCTTGATTCTGATTCAACTACAATAGTTTTTGATACAATTCAAGAACATTTTAAGAATAAAACTGTTTTAGTTGTTGCACATCAATGCACCGAAGGAATATTTGATAAAATAATAAAAATAGAATAATAAATTATTTATGTTGTTATATAATAAATTTATGAACTCTCCTAAGAACAAATTATTATACAACAAAATTAAAAATTTAGCGAAACGAAAATTTAAAGCATGGCCGTCTGCTTATGCAAGTGGATGGTTAGTAAAAGAATACTTGAAAGCTGGAGGAAAATATGAATATAACAAAAAAAAATCTAGTAACTTGAATAGATGGTATAAAGAAAAATGGGTAAATGTCTGCAAATTACCAAAATTAGTTTCTTGTGGAAGAGAAAAATATAGTAAAAAAAAATATCCTTATTGTCGACCATCTATTAGAATAAATAAAAAAACACCTAAAACAATTCATGAAATAAGTAAGAAAATATTAAAAAGACGTTGTTCGAATAAAAGAAAAAATCCAAAAAAGAAAATTATGAAATAAAACTAACTTTACATAATTTTATTTCATTGCAATATTACATGATCGAATATCATCTGATAGAAAAGAACAAATTTCTAGAACTTTTTCACGAACTTGTGAAGTTTCTGTTATCGTCACTCGATTTTTAAAAATAGAATTAAGTTCTTTTCTAATAATTTTATTACAATAAGTAATAGTTTCATCAAGATCGTCTTCTTCAATAAGAGATTTGATTTTAAAAATAATTTCTTTCATAATAATCATACTACCAGTTTCTGTAGAATAAGGATATTCATTTTTTTTAATTTTTTCAACCTCTGATAATAAAGTTTTATATCCTATGTTATGCATAGGATATTTTTCTATCATTTTGTCTATTTTCAACATTATTTGTATTATTATTATATATACTTTTAAGCTTATTTTTTTTATTTTAATATATTCAAAAAAAAAATCATTATGCATTATAATAAAATAATATGAATAATAATGATAGTTTTGAAGGAGAAAAATATAGATTAGCAACAAATTGGTATAGTATATTACTTCTTGAAAATTATAATAAAAAACCAATAAATTATTTAGAAATAGGTTCTTTTTATGGTGGAAACATTATTTCAGTTGCAGAATCATACGGAATTCACGATAGTAGTAAACTATTTTGTATCGATCCATATGAGGATTACGATGATTACCCAGAGTATAAGAATAAACAAGAAGAAATATATAAATCATTCTTAAAAAATATAGAACCTCATTCAAAGAAAATTACTCATATTCGTGGGTATTCCCAAAAAGAAATTCCAAAATTCGAAGATAATATGTTTGATATTATTTATATAGATGGTAATCATGAGCCAGAATATGTTTTAGAAGATGCAGTTTTAAGTTTTAGAAAATTAAAACCAAATGGAATTTTAATATTTGATGATTATGGTTGGGGAGGTCCAGATTTAACACAGCGTGGAATAGATGGATTTTTAAGTGGATATCATAAAAAAATAAAATATTTAGGAGAAAAAGAAACTCAAGTTTTTGTTATAAAATTATAAAAATAATTTATATTCATTCGTCTTCATGTATTTCATTATCACTGCATTTCAATACTTCTCTACAAATAGGACACTTTTTCCATATATTATTAAAATCTGTATCAATTTCTATACAACTAAAACATACTCTACATAAATTATGTCCGCAACGTGTGAAAGTTAAACATTCGTCTGAACACACACAACATGAACTATCTTTATATGGATCAGCCTCTTTAAAAAAGAAGAAATTTCTATTTTCCTCAATATCTGAAGAATCATCCTTTTTTACAAACTTGTCAAAAATTTTACTAAATCTAAACTTAGTTCTAAAATTAATCATAGTATCAACTATATCATTGATAATTTTATCATTATTGATTTCTTTTTTTGGATAAAAATTCGATGTAATTAGTGATTCACAGTATAAATCATTTGTATTAGCATCATTATAGTTTAAAAATTCTGCATAAATTCTTATTTGTTTACCTGATGAAAATCTATTTATAACTGATACATAAATATAAAAGGAAAAATTATTATTTTCAAGTTTCCATGGATGTGGAAATTGAATTAGTTCATCAGTTTCTGTACTAAGAATATATTCTCTAATAAAATTTTCATACATTTTTTTTCTATTTTCCATTTGTTGTTGAATGATTAAAAAAAATATTTTTTTATGCTAAAAAAATCATTTTTTCTATATAATTATTTTTTTTGAATAATAATAAAAAAATATTATTACTATGGTTCAAGACAATGATTTAATAAAATCAATATATTCAATTTTAGCATAACTTTTTGATTTACCAAAATGTTTCATCCAAGAATTCCATTTTTGTACTGAGTGAAAAAAGAACCAATAAGGTTTTTCTAATGTATTATCACCAAATAAAGCTTGTTTATAAAGACCATATAAATCAATATGAAAAATATGATATGTATCATCATATTTACATAAGTTATTGAATTTTCTTATAGATTCTTGAAATTCTGATTCTAATGTTTCATCGTAATACTGATAATTCATTTTATCTTTTTAAGAACATTTTTTTAAATTTTATTATGAGAACAAAAGTTTTTTAATTAAATTTTGATAACAATTCAGTCTTGGTAAATGAAAATCTGAATAAATACCTGATTTTATTTTTACTTGGTATTCATCTATTTTTCTTTCTATATTTAATATATCATGTCTATCCAATCTATTAAATTTTGTTTTTTCATCTGAGAATAAAGTCAATCTATTTGTTTTATTATTCCAATTATTCGTCAATTCAAAAAGTTTTAATTGGTCACAAGCCCAAATGACTGAAAAAGGTGATGAAATTTGATAAAAATGACCTGCATTTACAAAGAGTTCGTACCAATTTTCAATAGTTATAAAAACATCATTGATAGATTCAATAGAAAATATTTCACCCCAGGTATTTGGATTTGCTGCACAAAAACATATTGGATATTGTAAATATTCAGATATAACATTTCTATACACAACAAAATTATTTTCATTTATCGATTCTATAGAATCAACATAGAAACTTTTATTTAGAGGTATTAAATCCATATCAGAAATAATTATTGAATTTTTATATTCTTTCAGTAAAGCTGGATATAAAATTCTTATGCATTGCGCTTGAAAAGCTGTTGGGATATCCTTTATTGGATTGAACAAAATTATATCATCTCTAAAAGATTCTAATTCTGTTGGTATGAAAGATGAAATTAAAATAAATTTAGTATCAATACCAACGTAATGTTTCCAAGAATATTTAACTATATTAAAAAATTGAGTGTAATCATCGTTTAAATCACAAGCAACAATACATAAATCTAATTTCATGTTTTTTATTTAATTATGATAGTTTTTATATTAAAAATGATTTTTACAAATATATATATTATTTTATTTGAATAACTATGAAACTTTTATTTACTGATGGTAGTTGTTTGAAAAATCCCAATGGACCTGGAGGTTGGGCTTTTATATTAATTAGCGATGAAGATGAAATCCATATAAGTGATTACGACAAATGCACAACAAATAATAAAATGGAACTAAAAGCAGTTATTGAAGGACTAAAAATAATCAAAGAAAAAGAAGAATGTAAAATTTTTAGTGATAGCTTATATGTAATAAATTGTGCAACTGGTAAATGGAAAAGAAAATTGAATTTAGAAATGTGGAAAGAATACGATAAAGTTTCAAATAATAAAATTATTTCTTTTGAATGGATTAAAGGTCATTCTGGTAACGAATATAATGAAAAAGTTGATAAGATGTCATTGAATGAGGCACGTTCGGTGAATATTAAACAAACTTAAAGATTATTTTTATTTTACTAGTTATAAAATAAAAATGGATGCAGAAATAGTCAAGAAAATTCTGAGATATAGTAATCCAACTTTGGAAGAAAAAATAAATATTTTACCAGAAGAAATAATTAATAAAATATTCATGTATAGCCATCCAACTTTGAATGAACAAACAAAGTATTTAATAAAAAACTTTACATTTATTAGTGTAAATAACAATAATAATAGATTTTGTACTTTTTGTGACAGAAATCATAGAATTCCTATGCATTTTAGATGTAGAACATAATTTTAAAACTTAATCCTATAAATGCAATCGTACCAAGATAACTCCGGATTGTTAAATTTGAGTTTTTGCAAATCGTTATCGAGTTTGTCGTGTTTTGAAATATAATAATTATATCCTCCATTATTGAATAATATTTTTGTAACTATCATGATACAAACAATTTCTTCAACTGATTTAGTCAAAATTTGACCCGATATAAATTTATTACATAAATGACTATCACTTCTTCTTGTAATATCAAACTCACAGTTATGAAATTCTTGATCAAGTAAAAATTTTCTTTGCTGAGAAGTCATATTTTTGTAATGATTTTTATTTTCTTTGTCTTTATCCAATCTCCATTTTTCAAATTTTTGAATTTCTTGAAGTTTTAAACTATCTCTATGTTCTTTTTTTTTACGAGATATTGATTGCTTTAATTTAAAATTTGTAATACCAAAATGTTTACTCGCGCATAAATTTAAAATTTTTTTTATATTATATAATTTCATAGGTATTCTAAAACCTCTTGGATTAATCGTTACCGCGTCAGGCTCAATTTTCTCCATATCCTTAGTCGATAATTTAAAATTATTCATTGAATCAGTCTTTGTAATTAAATTATAAGTGTTTGTATTTGTAAAAAAATTTCCATTATCAAGATGTATGGCATTGAATTTACATTTTTCATAACTTGATAGCGGAAAATCTCTATTCTGTAAATATACCCAGTTTATATCGATATTTTTAAATACGAATAATAGTTGAAAATTTTCATATATTGTAAGATAACTTGTGATTTCATCTCGTAATATTTCATGTGGAATATCCAAAATGTCGAGGTATTTTGTTTTCTTATAAGAGTGTTTCTTCTTGTATTTATTTAATATGATTTGTTCAGATGATAATAAAGAAGAAGACATGTTTTTTTTTTATTTTTTTTCTATTTTTTTTTAAATTAAATCATTTTTTATATAAAACTTACTTTTTTATTAAAGAAAATTATTTATATAAAAAAATAATAATAAAGTAATAAAATATACATAGAATGTCAGAAGAAGAAAACAAAGATATAGAAGAAGATATGGAAAATAATTATGACTATGAAGATATTGAATCTAGAAATAATAATGAGGAAGAAGATGAAGAAGAACCTCAACAACAAACATTGATAGATAGAATGTTCGAACAAATTTTATTAAATTATATTAATGAAACCGCTAATACAAATCCACGAAATACTTATTACTATGGAAGAACATCTAATTTTAATAATGATGGGTTTCAATATTCAACCTCAATATATAGTTCTGTTATTTTGAACGATGATAGTGAATTTGAAAATATGTTTGGTGGATTCGATGAAGATGATGATGAAGAATATAATGATGACGAATATCTAAATAATTCTTTTTTTAATAGAGTTGTGAATCGATTAATAGATCCAATTGAAAGTGTATTAAATAGAAGTTTAGAAGAACAACCAAGTTTAGAAAAAAATAAAGAAGAGATCGATGTTGAAAGCGTCAAATATGAAACAATAGTTGAAAAGAAAGAAAAAAAATGTTGTATATGTTTAGCAGAGTTTTTAAATGATGAAGATGTTTCTCTAATTAAATGCGAACATCTTTTTCATTCTAGTTGTATCAAAGAATGGTCTACATATAATATTACATGCCCAGTTTGTAGAAAAAATTTAAAAGAAGAAGACTAAAAATTTTTTTATAGTTACTATAAATAAAATGGGTAACACAATTATAACATCAATAAATAATTATAAAAATATTATTTGTAATAATACATTTGAAACTTTATTCATTACATGTATAATATTCCTAATATTACTTGCGATTTATCGAAAAATAAAAGGTGAAAAAGGATCTTGGTCTACTAGCTATTATTATGATGATAATTTATTTAAAAAACATCATCAAAAAGAAGATAAAGGAAGACCAGATAGTAAAGGAGAAGTTGAATGTCGGAGAGTATTAGAAGAAATTTTTAGAAAACCTTTTAACAAAGCTCGTCCAGATTTTTTAAATAACCCAGTAACTGGTGGAAATTTTAATTTAGAATTAGATTGTTATAACGAAGATTTAGGTATCGCTGTGGAATATAACGGCGTTCAACATAGTAAGTTTGTTCCGTTCTTTCATAAGAATCATGAAGCATTTTTAAACCAAAAATATCGTGATGATATGAAGAGACGAATTTGTAAAGAATATAATATAATTTTGATTGAAGTTCCTCACACAGTGAAAATAGAGAATATAGAAAGATTCCTAAAAGATGAATTAAAGCAAAAACTTAGAACAAATTGAGAAAAGATTTAGATCAAAAAATTCATATTATTTTCAACTAGATACTGAAAAGCTTTGTTATATCTCGTGAAATGCTGATCTTGCTCCATGTGCATAATACCATCACCATCTCTTCCATATGGTAATTCACATCCCGAATTCCACCATAAACTAAAATTAGCTTTGTCGTCGTGTATTTTATATATCTTGATTTCATTCATCGCTAGAAAATTAGCAATCATTAAATCATCACTTGTAAAACAAAATTCATTTTTTGAAATAAAAGAATAATAATCAGAAATTGACGAACGCTGTTTTAATTTATTTATAACTGAACTACTCAAACAAACTGACATATAACCTTCCGGGACATTTACAAAACAAGAATTCTGAAAGTTCCTATTCCATGTAGTTAAATTAAAATCAAAACCTGATAAACAGTAAACCAAATTGGAATTTATTTTAATATATTTTCTATATGTTTCAATAGTATTTGGAAGCATTAACACATCATCATCTGTATAAATTATATTTACATTTGGGTTATCGTTATAGTCTAGTAATGTTTGCATCAGTTTCATTAAAGGTCCGTAGTCTTCTTTATATTGAAAAATCTGTATTTTCGGATTATTTTTTATAAAATCAGGTATATCATAATATTCACCCGTTCTTTTGAATTTTAATGGGATATTGATTCTAATTAGGTCAGGAGGATGCGATTGAGAAAGAATAGATTCTAAAGTTTTTTGCATAAGTTTTATTCGTCTTGGAGATGTTGTTATAGAAACAATAAAAATTTCTTTTTTTTCATTTACTTCATAAATATCATCATCATTATCATCTTTTTTACTAAAGAAAAAATAGTACAATAGAAATAATATTGATATAAGCAAGATGAAATAATATATTTTATTCATCATAAATTATTTTTATTTTTTTTTATTATATTTTTATATCATTATACTTATATTTTTTTTTAGTTATTATTTAAAGATAAAAAAAAATGTTATAAAAATGGATGAAAAACAATTGAAAAAAGAATTAGAGGATAGAAGTAAAGAAAAAGCAAATTCTCTTTGGAATAATTCCATGATTCAATCAGCATTAAATTCAATGTCACATGAAGAATTAGAACATTATAAGAAAATTGGTGAATCGATGTTCGGTGAAATAAATTTTGAAACGGAAACAGTTACTGATAATAATAATATTCCTTTATTTTTGACAGATGCAGCCGCTTATATTAGTGAAAGTTTGAAATCTGGCTTACATCCAAGTATGATGGATGAAAATGATAAATGTATTATGGAAAATGTTTTTGGAAAAGAGTGGTACAAAAAATATGACTATATAGAAGAAGATTTAACCGAAATTTTAAATAAAAAAAAAATGTAAATATATAATATGAAATATATTTATTTTTTATACTAAAAAACAAGTATAAAAAAATTATTTTTTAAATAATAATATATATAAATGAAAACTTGTATCGTAAATAATTTTACTGTAAGAATAGGTCAATCGGCTAAAGATAATTGGAATTTATTAGACACTTCTGAACCACATTTTTATTTTTTTCATCTTTCATCATTTCCTTCGTGTTTCGTTATTATAGATTGTAAAGATGATGAAATAAGTAATGAAATTGTAGAACAATGTGCGTCTATATGTAAAAATAATACTAAATATAAAAATTTGAAAAACATAAAGGTTGATTACACTCGTTGTGATAACTTGAAAAAAGAAGATGAAGTTGGAACTATTTCTTACAAAAGCAATAAAAAAGTCAAACAAATAAAATTATGAACAAACGGATTTAAAAGCACATTTATAATGTTTAAAAATAATTATGGATTATAACAAATTAAGAAATATTATATATGAATATTCATCGACATTTTTTGATGAAAATCCAATTATAATTCACGCTGGGTCACATCATGGAGAAATTTGTGTTGATATTTTAAGTAAAATTTTTCCCACTTCTACCATTCACACATTCGAACCGTTTGAAGAGAGTTTTCAAATATGTTCAAATAAAATTATCGAACAAAGTGTATCTAATGTGAAAATTTATAAAATAGGATTATCGAACAAATCCTCGGATAAAAGTGAAATGAATCTTTGCTATCACACAAATACAAATTCACTATTCAAAGTGAATGAGGAATTTAAATATTGTACCAATGAGCAAAGCGATGACACAATTAATATTGAATTGACAACATTGGATTTATTTTGTGGGAAAAATAATATAACAAATGTAGATTTTCTTCATTTGAATGTCGAAGGTTCAGAATTGGATACTTTAATAGGAGCTAAGAAAATAATGGAAAATATAAAAGTTGTGTTTTTAGAAGTAAATTTAATAGAAATATGGAAGGATTGTCCGTTATTTTGGGATATTGATAAATACATGATGGAAAATAATTTTTATTTATCGATGCATGATCAACGAAAATATTACGAATGGACAAATATTCAACACGGAGTTCTTTACATTAATAAAAAATTTTATCCCAAATTTTGAAACATAATTTATTTTTTCAAAAAAAACTTATATTTTTCAATTATTGTAAAAAAAAAGAATTAACAAGAAGGAATTAGTAGTGATTGAAACACTCCTCCACCTACGGAAATGAACATCAGTAATGACAGAATATATGTTGGTACTAAATTTGGTTTTAAAATTATTAATATAGAAGAAAGAAATAATAAAATAGAAATAGTAGCTTGAAATTTATTTGACCACCATTGATTATCTTCTTTTCTAAAAAATAATAAATTTATCCAAGAATAAAGAGCAATTATTCCTATTACATATGGTAGCCACCATTTATCTTTTAATTGAAGTATCAATCCAGCCAAAGCTAATCTTAATAAAACACAAATAGTATAATATACTCTTCGTCTTTGGTATGCTTTAGAAATATCATCCAAATTTCTGTCAATTAAACCAGAATTAAACAAGAAATCATCAAATATTTTATTATTATTTGGACAAGTTGATGTCATTTTTTATTTATAATAATTTTTATTATTTTTTAAAGATTTTATTATTTTTTGAAAATTAATTATCTGTCCGAAAATTAAAAATTTTTATTTACGATTTAAAGACATGTGTATAATTATAAAATATGAAATATAAACGAATGTCAAACCCAAAGAACTTCTGTCAAGAAGCTTTGAAACTGGATATAAGATATGAATATTTAATAGAAGCTAAAATGTGTATTGGTGGTCAAAAATTAGCTCAAATGTTTATAGGAAAATCTTTAAGAGGAGGTGGCGATTCATTATCATCGGCAACTATTGAAAGTTGGATAAATACTTTTATTTTTGTTCAAAATAATCCTGATGAAGAAGATAAAGATCAATATTCTGCAAGACGACTAGAACCTAGAGATTCTTGGTACAAATATCTCGAAATAATAAAAAAGCCCATAGATGATGACGTTGTTAAAATGTGGAAAAATCTTTCTGCTAAAAAACTTGGAGATCAAGCTGAAAAATATGGTATCACTCTTGGGATTAGAAATGCTAAAGCCGTCGGAAATTTACAACAAAGAATGTTGGATATGGTTGAAAGAAGAAAAAACAATATTTGGAATAAATTGGTTGAAGAAGCTGAAGTTATTATTGATGGATCAATTGATGATAAAATTAATTATAAATTTAAAAATGTACCTGAACTGAGAAGAATTTGTAAAGAACGTAATCTACAAAACGCTCATATTACTGATAAAGATGGATTAATTGAACTTTTAGAAAAAAATCCTTTTAACGCTGTATATAATGTGGACATAAACAATATTTACACGATGACTCATCCAGAACTTAAAAGCTTGGCAAAAGAGAGAGGATTTAATGAGTATAATAATGTTACTAAAGCAGATCTTTTAAAAATGCATGAAGAATATGAATTAGAATTGAAAAAAATCGGAGAAGAAAAAGAAAATAAAAATTTTTTAGATACATTTGAATTCGAGGATAAAGTTATTCGTGTAATTAGACACAATGATGAACCATGGTTTGTAGCCAAAGATATATGTGATATCTTAAATATATCTAATAATAGAGATGCTATTTCAAAAATCCCAGAAAAATGGAAAAAAGATGACGTCGGTTTTTCCGACACCATCAATAGAACACAAAAAATGACTATTATTAATGAACCAGCCGTTTATAAAATTATTATGCGTTCAAATAAACCTGTTGCTGAAAAATTTCAAGAATTTGTATGTGAAGATATTTTACCATCTATTAGAAAGAAAGGCTATTATAAATTAGATGAAAAAGAAAATTTTCTTTTACAAGACAATAGACCGACAATTAAACGTATTCTTGATTTATCTGAGATGGATATTGAGGCCGAACTTTTAGAAATTGAATATGATTGGACAAAATGGACTAATAAATGTGTATTATATATTGTTTATATTGGTGAAGGTTTAATAAAACTTGGCTTTAGTGATCATAAACTTGATAAGAGAGAAATTAAACATCAGAGTTCTGAGAGTAGTTTCAAGCAATATCGTATGGTAAAAGTGCTTGAAATTTCTGGTAAAATTGCGGAAGACAAAATGAAAGAGCTACTTAATATTTACCGAGTAAAGTTTCATAATCAGCATGAAATATTTAAGCCTATAGGTACAATTGCAAATTTTATTGAGAATGTTGAAAATCTTCTTAGAGATAATGATTTACATATGATCATTTCTAAACAGCAACAAGAAATAGCTGAATTGAAGTTAAGGATTTGTGAAATGGAAAAGAAGAATTTAGAACTACAATTACAGTTGAGATAAAGGGGGGGGAAAATTTTCCGATGCGCGTTTTTTATACAATTGTTTGTATAAAAAATAATTTTGAACCATGAATACAGTTCTTTTACAAAACTGGGAACGAGTTTTATATTCCCTAACCTTTCGGAAAGGGGTAGATCATACCTTAAGCCTATCATTGATGTTTGCTAGACATCTAAGACCGATAATCCGGTGATCGTTGAGGGAGAACCATTATCTTGCATAACGATTTTAGGTTCTTTACCCGCGGATTGCCCAATATTATACGTTATTACCATACCCGACGTTGTTAACGTGGCCACTCAATACATTTCTATAGTGGTTTGGTAGTATAATCTTAAGGGGTTTCCCGACATTATAAATTATCTTGCCTGTGAATATTTTTACACAGACTAGGTAGTTATATCAATCAACAAATAGAAACTATTGATTGGCGGTAATTATAACGTTTATCTCTAATAGTTTTACCACAACTATTAAAGCGTCTACCTATTTTAGGCTTCCCATGTTTACCAAGCAAATTTGTCTACATTTCAGAGTTCATTTCAAATTTCCAGTAAAACCCTCCAGTAAAAGTTTTTCTTTTTATTGCAGAACTTAAAGTTTTTCGATCAATATTATTATCTTTAGCTGCTTGAACTGAACTGTCATAAATTTTAATGATATTATTATCCATATCTAACTTGACAACCTTTTTATTGTGAGCATGTTGTAAGTTTTCAATCGATGAAACCCACTCAAGATTTGATATATCATTATTTTGTCTATTTTTATCCTTGTGATTTACTTGATTTTTTATTTCTGGATCGTCATTTTCAATAAAATGTTTAGCAACAAGATAATGAACTTTAAATTTTTTTCTTTTTGCGTGTCTTTTACGAGTGTATTCTATAGTTTCCTTTGTTTCGTCATAATCTTTTGCATATAGATCAGCCACTAAATAACCAGAACCGTTCAGTGTAGGATGAATAAACTTTTTTGATATTTTTGAATATATTTGTCCGGTATTTGTGATAATATAATTTTCATAACATTCAATTTCTTTTCCTTCTGGTTCACTTTCTTTTATCGTTTCTTCAATATATTTCCATATATATCCACCAGATGTTTTTTGAGTACCATTACACACACTGATTATATATGTATCATATTTTACAACATCTTTATTATCTTCAAATGCTTTTGTGATTGATTCATATGTCTTTATTTCCTTTGTTTTTGAACAAATTCGTTGAATTGCTCGATGATTTATTGCTTTTAAAAGACCATTTTCAGCTGCATGACGAGTGTTTTCTAAATTTGTTGTCCATTCAAGATTCACTGAACGATTGTCTCGTTTGTCTGAATTTAAATGATTTACAATATTTTTCTTTTCAGGATCGTTGTTCGAACAGAATAATTTGGCAACTAATCTATGAAGTCGTAATGGTTTTTTCTCTAATCCTTCGTCGTTTTCATCCGGATACAATGAAACTTGAATATAGCCATCACCATCAATTGATCCTTTAATTAATTTATTTTTTTTAATATGTTTCACTCTACCTAAGTTAGATATTTCATACTTTGAGTAGTATTCTAATTGTTTCCATTCTTCAATAGTTTCTTCAATCATAGATATTCAATGTTTTTTTTCAATATTCTGAAATATGATAGATAAATAAAAATTTTTAAATCAATTTTTATACAATTTGTTTTGTATAAAAATGTTTGAATTTGAAAAAATGTTTTTTGAACCACAAAAGCGGGCTCTTATAATACTGGAAAACCAAGTGCCGAATATTCCAGTTGTTTTCAGTTTGATTTTTTTTTTAATTTAAATCAATCTGAAAGGTTACCTTTACTTTCATAAAGGAGTAGACTATATCTTAAGGAAAATATTTCTAAATTTCCCAACTACCATTTAGTCGTTGAACTGCATTCTACCATTCATATTTGGTTTAGAACTTGGCTGCAGATTGCCCAATCTTTTGAAATTTTTACTATGCCCACGCCATTACGCTTGGTTCCTATAGGTATATTTCTATCCTATGGTAGTATTCAAAAGCTCTAAAGGGGTTTCCCGCAATTTGATAGTTTTGCCCAAGAATCAAATAACGATTCTTTGGACTAGCCAGTTACATGCAAGTAATCAAATTATAATTGATTACTGGTGATAATTTACACTGTTTTCCTATAAAAGAATTATCACATCTTTTATAGCAGCTGACTGTTGAAGGCACGTCTTGGTGTTTACCTCCAGATACACGGATAATATTGTTGTTAATACAAGTAACAACGAATTCGAAGGTTTGTGGTTGATAGTATCCAGACCCAGTAGCTCCTCCACCGGCAGCAGCGGCTACAGCGGCAGAAGATGCTTCGGGTACGATACTAACATTTGTTAACTTACCGTAGTTAGTACTTCCCATCGGGTCCAAAGCCATAAAATCGAGAGAATACGAGTATGAGTGGTATCCAATGATATCAGGGATGGTAGGAGCGTGGAACCAAGGGTTGACTAGAGAGAAGTAGTCAGAACCCATTTGAGTCAAACGGTTAGTGTTCTCATAGATGAGAGA